AACCAATCAGATCAGTACTTTGAGCCGTCTACAGATACAGATGCGAACTTTGGCAACTCTGTAGCGGGTCAGACTAACTCGTACTTCCTTCCTGCTGTCTATTCCAAGAAGGTACTCAACTTCTTTCGGAAGTCTTCAGTAGCGGAAGCAATCACTAACACCGACTATGCTGGTGAAATTACTGCTTACGGCGATACAGTACGTATCATTAAAGAGCCGGTAATCACCGTTTACCAATATGAGCGTGGTCAGGACGTAACTCAAACTAAGTTGACCGATCAGGAAGTCAACCTCGTTGTCGATACGGCGAACGCATTCAAGTTCATCGTTGACGATATCGAAACTTCTATGTCTCATGTCAACTTTAAGGAAGTTGCATCTTCTTCAGCCGCTTACGCATTGCGTGATGCTTTTGATGAGGGTGTAATTGCCACTATGTTTGCTGGCGTTCCTGCGTCTTCTCCGAACCATATCCTTGGTTCTGATAACGCTACTGACTTGGCGGCTGGTACTTTCGACGGTACTGGTAACCTCGACATTGGCTACGCTTCTGGTGAGCATGATCCTATCGACGTACTTTCACACATGGCGCGTCTGCTTGATGAGCAGAACGTACCTGAAGAGGGTCGTTGGTTCCTTGCTAATCCTGAGTTCTATGAGCAACTTGTACAAAGTAGCTCTAAGCTCTTGAGCGTTGATTTCAATGCAGGCCAAGGCTCCATCCGTAATGGTTTGGTAAGCTCTGGTAAGTTGCGTGGTTTTGATATGTACAAGACCAACAACATTGCATCGACCTCTAACGCGGCTGGTAAGTGTCTTGCTGGACACATCTCATCCACCTGTACTGCACAGACTATTGTGAATACAGAAGTGATTCGTGATCCGTCTAGCTTTGGTGATATCGTTCGCGGCCTGCACGTTTATGGTGCTAAGGTTCTGCGTGGCGAGTCAATTGTCTCTGCCTTCTACGGCATCGACTAAAGCATATAGGGGGATGAAATACTCCCCCTTTTCTTTTCTGGAGATAAGTAATGCCACAGATTGGAAGCGAACAACAGCCAATTAGAATGAGTCCTAAAAGACGAACTAAGGTAAGCGGTCAGTACCTTAAGTATGAAAACCGTAAAAAGTACGAAGATAACTATGATCGTATTTTTAGAAAGAAGGAGAAGTAATATGGATTACGGGATGGACAAAAAAAAGAAAAAGCGTAGCGGCATGATGTATGGTTCTGAGGCGAAGATGGATCGCAAGCAAGCCAACATGGGACGGTCAATGTATATAAAAGGCAGTAAAGTTCACTCAGGCTCACAGCCTGTATACGGAAGCACTGTAGCAGATGCTATGCCTAAAGCTGGAGCAAACTAATGACCACTCAAGTTGAAAAACGAGAATACAAGTCTATCCAAGAAAAAGAGCGTATGTGTGCTGAAATGACAGAAAATCAGTTTCCTTATTTAAAGCAAGGAGATCAAAAGTACCCAAAGCTCAGAAACGAACAGGAGAACCCTGATGAAAGTCGCCGCGCCTAAAGGGTATCACTGGATGAAACAGTCTAAGGGTGGCTATAAACTTATGAAGCATACAGGTAAGTTTAAGCCCCACAAAGGCGCAACGCTAAACGCTAATTTTGAAATACAAAAGGTTCATAAAAAATAATGGCGACTACATACCTACAGCTTACAAATGAATTACTAAGAGAAATGAACGAGGTTGTATTAACCTCTAGTAATTTTTCTTCTGCTATTGGTCTTCAAGCACACGCTCAAGATTGTGTCAACAGAGCATACCTTGACATTGTTCTTGAAGAACCTCAGTGGCCTTTTCTTTCTGTAGGTGAAAGCGGCTCAACAGATCCGCTGTATGGTAATGTAACTGTAGAAACTGTTGCCAATCAACGCTGGTACGAAATCAAAGCCGCTAGTTCGTCTTTGGTGGATGATTACGGTTATGTAGATTGGGATGACTTTTATATGACTACAGTAGGCGTATCAGGCGAAACAGCCCCCTACGTCAGTCAAAACCTAAAGTTTATAACCTTAGAAGAATGGAAAGACTATCATCGTGCTAAAGAAAATCAAGACGATGCTGGCGATGCTAATGGTGGTGAACCTCGCAGAGTTTTTCGTAGTAGCGATGGGCGTAATTTTGGATTAAGTCCTATACCTGACAAAGTATACAAAGTTCATTTTTTTGCTTTTAATCAGCCTACACAACTATCAGCGCATGGCGATACAATTGTATTCCCTGATATTTACAAAACTGTTTTACTTGCACGAGCTAGATATTACGTGCATCAGTTTAAAGAAAATATTCAGCCAGCCGCACTAGCCTTAGAAGAATATCGTAGAGGCTTACGACTTATGAAGAATGCTCTAATGTTTCCAGCACCCAAGTACATCAAAGATGATCGCATGAGGCTTGTCTAATGTCTCAGGCTTTTGGGTTTTCATGTAGAGGTGGGCTTAACACAAACTTAAACTCTATTGAGGTATTAGGTCAGCCGGGTTTTGCCAAAGTACTAGAAAACTTTGAGGTTGATCCTGATGGTGGCTATCGCCGTGTAAATGGCTTTACAGCCTACGGTGGTGGTTCTTCTGCACAACCTAATAGCTCTAATCCTATTTTAGGTCTGGCGGCATATGGTGATGGCGTTATTGTTTGCTCTGGCACTGATATATTTTTTAGTAACAACGGCACAAGCTGGTTACAAATAAACAGGGATAGTGTTTCAGGTAGTGGCGACAACCACACAACATTTACAGGCCGCTCAGTTCTTACACGCTCTACTCAAGGCCAATGCACATTTGCTTTGTTTGAAGGTGCTGACTTTGATTATGGCGAGATAGTAATCGCTGATGGAAGCAATAAACCATTTTTATTTAGAATGGAAGGCACAGGCGGTGCAGTTAGTTCAAGAACTTTCTTTGCGTCTGAAATTACTGTTACAGGAACTAAAGGCGTAAAGTATGTAACGGTTCACGATCATCACTTAATTGCCGCTGGAGTAGAAGATAATTTAAACACTGTGTTTTATAGTGTCTATAATGACATTGATGACTTTAGTGGTAGTGGTTCTGGTTCTGTAGCCATAACAGATCAAGTACAGGGTGTCAAGAGCTTCCGTGAAAATCTAATTGTTTTTTCTAAAAATAGTATTCAAAAACTTATAAATATAAATGATAGCTCAAATATTCGCATAGATCCAATTACAGAAAATGTAGGGTGTCTTTCACACTACTCTATTCAAGAAGTAGGGGGTGATCTAGTCTTTTTAGCACCAGACGGTATCCGCACTATTGCTGGTACAGCCCGTATTGGTGACGTTGAGTTAAGTTCTGTATCTCGACAGATACAAGATATTATAAGTTCTTTAGCATCACGAGCAGGACAGTTTGTTATTACAAGTGCTGTGCTTCGATCTAAATCCCAATATCGTTTATTTTATTCTACAACCTCTCAAGAACCCGGAGTAGCAAAAGGCGTTATAGGAACATTTACAGGTCAGGGGTTTGAGTGGTCAGAAACTTTAGGGATACAAGCATTAGGCATCACATCAGACTTTAATAAAGATGTAGTAGAAGTTGCTTTTCATGGTGACAAAGATGGATACGTTTATAACCACGATACAGGCGATTCATTTCTACATGACGGTAGTGAAGCTAATATCTTAGCGACTTATGAAACACCTGACATTGATTGTGGAGATATAGGGACACGTAAAACTTTAAAATATATTCGCACATCATTTTCACCTGAAGGAACATTACAGCCAGTTTTAAGGTTGCGGTATGATTACAAAGATTTAGACATACCACAGCCTTCAGATATAACACTATCAACTATACCTCTTCCGGGGACATTTGGTGATGCTGTTTTTGGCGTGGCTTCATTTGGGGCGGGATCTGATCCTATGTTCCGACAAACAGTTACAGGCAGTGGCAACACATTCAGTATACGCCTACGATCAAACGATACAAGTAGCCCGTATGGTGTAAATGGTTTTTATATAGATTATATGCCATCAGGTAGGAGATAATAATGGCCCAAAGTTATACACGACAAAGTACATTTTCAGATGGCGATACAATTACTGCCGCGTTGTTTAATAACGAATATAATCAGCTTCTCAATGCTTTTGCATACTCTAGTTCATCTGCATCTTCTACAGGCCATAGACATGATGGCACTGCTGGAGAAGGCGGCAATGTTCCCACCATTGGTGATTTAGATTTTTTAAATAAGATTACAGTCGATGGTTCAAATAACCGCATAGGTTTTTTTGTAGAAGTCTCTAGCAGTGCAGTAGAACAGATTCGTATTCAAGATGGTGCAGTAGTTCCTGTAACAGATGATGATATTGATTTAGGAACAGCCTCCCTTGAGTTTAAAGATCTGTATATAGACGGTACGGCTTATGTAGACGCAATTAATTTTAACGGAACTGCTATTACATCGACTGCCGCAGAACTTAATATTCTTGATGGTGTAACAGCCACAGCAACTGAATTAAACATAATAGACGGCGACACAGCCGCTACAGCTACAACGCTTGCTGATGCTGATCGTGTTATTGTAAATGACAACGGCACAATGAAACAGGTAGCTCTTACAGACTTTGAAACATATTTTGAGTCTGCAATTGATACAATCAGCGGTAACCTAACTATTACAGGCGATCTTACTATTAGTGGTGATGATCTCGTAATGGCTACAAATACTGCTGGTCATCTTCTTATTGCTGATGGAACAAACTTTAATCCTACAGCCGTAGGAGATCTTTCAGAAATATCTACAATTGCAAATGATGATGTTCTTTTAGCTGTAGATACTTCTGGTGGTGGGCTAAAGAAAGTTACTAGGGCCACATTAACAGCAGGCATTTTGTCTGGATCAGAAATTTCAAATGTTGTTGAAGATACTACACCACAGCTAGGCGGTAGTCTTGACGTAAATGGTCAAGATATTGTTAGTGTATCAAACGGTAATATAACTATTACTCCTAACGGTACAGGTCTTGTAAGGCTTGATGGTAATGTAGATATTCAGTCTGGTGAAATTGTTCTTAAAAATGCTGGGTCTGTATCTAACATTAAGTTTTATTGTGAGTCTAGTAACGCACACTACACTCAGCTTCAGTCAGCCGCACACGCTGATTACAGCGGAAATGTAACTTTAACACTTCCAGCGGCTACTGATACTTTAGTAGGTCGTGCAACAACAGACACACTAACTAATAAAAGACTTACATCTCCTAAGCTCAACGAAGATGTAGCTATTAGTGCAACAGCTACTGAGCTAAATGTTCTTGATGGTATTACTAGCACTACAGCCGAACTTAATATTTTAGACGGCGTTACCAGTACTGCGGCAGAGTTAAATATCCTTGATGGGGTTACATCAACTGCCGCAGAACTAAATATTTTGGATGGTGTTACAGCCACTACAGCAGAGATTAACTACTTAGACATTGCTACGCTTGGATTAACAGCGGCATCTAAGGCGGTAACGGCGGATGCCAATGGCGTGGTGACGTTTGACAACGGGACGATTGACGAGTCTACGACAATTACGTCTAGCTCAAATGCGGCGACACTTAATCTGCGTGATGGTAATTCGTTTCTGCACGACCTGACTGAGAATGTCACTTATACATTTAGCAATCCTGCGGCAAGCGGCAAAGCCTCTATATTTGTTTTAAAGGTAATTCAAGACAGTTCCGCAAGGACAATTACTTGGCCGGGAAGCGTTGATTGGGCGGCGGCTACAGCACCAACACTAACCGCTACTAATAATGGAGTAGACGTTTTTGTCTTCTTCACAATAGACGGCGGCACTACTTACTACGGCTTTACTGCCGGTCAGGCAATGGGTTAATGAGTAACGGAGCCTTAAGACTACTCGCAGGCGCTGGTGCTAAAGACGATCCTGTTTACGTTGACGATGTGTTTTCTACGTTTTTGTATGCAGGTACTGGAAGTAGCCTAAACATCGTAACTGGCATTGACTTGTCTGGCGAAGGTGGTTTGGTTTGGACTAAATCTAGAACGTCAGCCGTATCAAATCAATTAACTGATACTGTCAGCGGATACAGGCTGGAGTCAGATGACACATACGCTGGCGAAGCAAGCCAAGGAAATGTGACCTTCAATTCCAACGGACACACACAGGCCAGTGGTAGTAACTTTTTTAACGACTCTGGCAATGACTTTGTCAACTGGACATTCCGCAAGCAACCGGGCTTTTTTGACATTGTAACGTATACGGGTACAGGCGGCGATCACGCTGGAGTGGATCATGGATTAAAAAACGCTCCGGGCATGATTGTTATTAAGCGCACGGATTCCTCCCAAGATTGGTACGTTTTTCATAGGTCAGTGGGCTCCAGCCAAATGCTCAAGCTCAACTCAACAGGGGCCGCAGTATCAAACGATGGCTTGCAGGCGGTAAGCGGCACGATGTTTCATTCAGACAAGTTTTATCCTGCATCTACTGCAAACACTTCAAGCGCAACCTACGTAGCCTACATATTCGCCCACGACGCCCAAGACTTTGGCACAGACGAAGACGAGAGCATTATTAAGTGTGGGACTTACACGGGTAACAGCGGATCTCAAACAATTGATGTAGGTTTTGAAGCGCAATGGGTATTAATAAAAAACACAAGTAGCAGTAGTACGGATTGGTTTGTGGTTGATGTAATGCGCGGTTTGGTTGATACCTCTGCGTTTGATGCGGCTTTAATAAGAGCCAATTCGTCTGACGCTGAACAAACCAGTGGTGCGGGTGGTGCGCGTATTACGACAAGAAGTACCGGATTTGGTTTTATATCTGAAAGCAATCTTTCTTGCAACAGAAGCGGCGAGACATACGTCTACGTAGCCATCCGCAGGCCACACAAGCCAGCATCAGAGTTTGCGGCTACTGCTTTGTTTGCAGTAGACAATAACACAACATCAGCATCAGCAAGTGTTCCCAACTTTGTTAGTGGTTTTCCTGTTGATATGGGCCTTGCAAACACTGTAGATGAGTCGGGATATACTTCATTATCGTCTCGTCTTACTGGTAAACAACTGTATACATCGGCTAGAGTTGTTGAAGAGGGTACTCCTGAATATGACTACAGCACCGGCTTCAAAGAGGGTGGTTCGTCAACTAACGCTGATGAAGTTGGATGGATGTGGAGACGCGCCCCGGGCTTCTTTGATGTGGTTTGTTACAAGGGAACAGGAAGT